ATCAGTTAGGTCACTGAGTTTAGCTACGTTAGTCTCGCCTTCTATTTCAACTAGGTAGATACCGTCAAACCTGTAGGTAGTTACAACGCCAGAAGTATTAGTGTAGTTGTATATATCTCCGAGACTGTAACTAGTGAGTACTACATTTGCAGGAATAGTAGATCCGCTGAACACGTTTACCATATTATCGGTGCCAGTGTTTTCGTTATCCTTTATGTAGTCAGATATTGATACAGTACCAATCTTAGCGTTTAGTATAGATGTAGTGCCATCTAATATGTCAGAAGTGGCCTGGTCATCCGTACTAGCAACTTGCCATTCAGCAAGTAGGTATCCAGAAGACCTGGGTGAAGCTACTGCTAAGGTACATCTCCATATCTGTGTACTTTCCCCTATGTTACGTACCCACAAGTCACCGTTATCGTATGGACCATAAGGTTCAGCTGTGAACACTCTACGTTTGCTATCAGCTAGGTCTTTAGCAGATAGAGCTATGGTGTATGCAGCTTGTGCGTCTGTGTCTGTAATTAAAGCCCATCCATACCCATCTGAATCAGTAGAGTACGGAGATGTTGAGTCTGTTGCTGTTTTTATAAACTTATAGCTTTTTATATAAGTCTTTGTACCGTTAATATCAGTTGAGTATTGGATGTACACATCAGCTGTGTGTGCTGATCTTAAACCTTCTCTTTCAACACTATACACAGCTTCGGTTACAATAGACCAGACACCTGATAAAAACATATAATACTTGTCAGTATCAACGTTGGTGAAGTCTGCTCTTACATATATAGTATTTTCAGCTATAGGTGTTTGTGCTGATGCAGGAGTTTGTAGGCTATAGTCCATGTACGGTCTAGTAGAGCTAGTGGGTACACCTGTACCGGACATAGTAGTCCACGTAACGTAAGGCATAGCGTCAATACGCATACCATCGTCTGCTGTGCTTGTGTTAGGGTCTGTAACACCTGTCATAACGTCGTAGGTGTCTGTGGTGTATTCTATAACACCATCAGTCTGTTTCTCCAGCAACGCTACTCTGGACAGCATCCCAGTACCGTTAGGATAGCTTTCACCTGTCAAACCTACGTAAGTCTGCAGTCCACTAACAGCGTCAGCAGTACCAGATAAGTCACTTGCTTGGTCAGTAAACACTGTTGTAAGGGAGTCTATACTGTTAGCAAGTGATAAGTCTGCACTAGCGTAAGCAACCTCCACAGATGTAACACGAGAATTGATATCTGCAGCAAATTCTGCTTTAAGGTCAGTAGCTTTTGTAGCCAGGGCAGATTCTGCATCAACTTTTACTACTGACAACTCTACTGACGTAGCGAATTTTCCATCCAGTGTGGCGTTAAGGGTTGTTAGGTGTGACCCTATAATACCGTCAACAAGAGCAGTAAAATCTATCTGCTCTACATATGTGTTTTTAGCTACGTCTATAGAGTCGATAGCGTTTCGCACATCTTGTACTAGTGAGTTGTAGTCGGTCATACCTGAAGCTACAGAGCTAGCTACAACACTGTCAATTAAGCCAGTCAGCCAGGAAGGTGCCTCATCTGCAGACACAGATGCGTATATTCCATCTCCTACAATTGAGTATTCTTTTTTTACACCTTCGATAATAGAAGCAGGTGTTACTACGTCTACGTCACGAGAACCAGGGACAGTTAAGTCCCTTTGTGTGGTGACTGATATATCCGTGCTGGAAGGTTCAAGAGTTACTGTACTGGTAGTATTAATCGACATAGACTTCAGGCACCTTAGCTAGGAACACACCATTGTTGGTAGTATTACAGTCAATAACTAGTTTGTACGCTGGTCGTAAGTAGTAACGGTCTGTTTTATTGCCTTTGTCACTTAACATAGAAGAAGTTTCTGCAGCTGTGATAAGTAAACCTACCTTACCGCTTAGTGAGTTCTCTACTGTCAAAGGTTTGGTCAGCACTGTGTTACCTGTTTCCAAGCCTATCAACAATGCTGTAAATGTGTCAGTGCCTACAATTTCCATAGGTAAGGTAGAACCATCAGCTTTGATGGTGAATACGAAAGTATTATCTAAATCCTTAGTTATCGTAAATTTAGCTACATCGCAACTCATAGTTCATCCTTATTTGTGTGTAAAAGTATTACGCTCCCTATACTACACGTTTTACTGCAGTTTCGGTACTAGATACGTATAACACTGTTATTCTTCGCCGTAGCTAATAGCATACTTCTTTACACGTACAGTTACCATGTTGCCAGTGTCTTTACCATCTACGTATTCACGCTTATGTAATGGCATTAGAGCTGATGCAGCAATCTTAATCAGTGCTACTTCAAGTTCTACTGGAATATCTAAAGGTACGTTCTTAGCTAAACCAAAGTGGTTGTTTTCAAAACTTAAATGAGCTGTGTTAGCTACAGCTGAATCACGAGGATCTTTGTTGGTAATTGTTACTACTCGTGTCTTAAATGCAGCGTCTTGGTGTGCTCGAATTTTCTGACGTTTTGTTAGCACTTTGGGTGCTGCTTGTACTGACGCAGTGGCTACTTTAGGAGCACTTACGCTTACTACACCATTAGCTTCGTCAACTTTAGACTGGAGCTTCTTGGTTGGAATATTTGCTTGGAACTCTAATCCAAGTTCGTTTGCTTCTGTTACTAGTAATTCACGTTCTGACATTTGTTAAGTCCTTTCAGTTGTTTAACATTTTATTGGTTGGTTAAATAACAACCAGAACTCCGAAGAGTCCTGGCTATTTCTACCTATTGGTTACTTGCTAGCGCAAACATAACCTTTAAGCAAACGCTCTTCGCGTAAGATGATACCTGCGTACCACATGTTGTAGCTAAAGAAGCCTTGAGTAGCGAACGGGTTAGACAATTCAATCTTACCAGGGGACTGGCTGTTGAACTTAATCTTACCTTGACCTTTCAAGCCAACGATAGCGAATGAACCCTTAGTTGGGAACAACACTGGGAACACATCGAAGTTAGTACCGTCGTTAGACAAGTCACCAACATAAGATGCAGGAACTGCTGCACCTTGAGCTGCGTAAACTAATGCAGACTCAGACTCGATGAAGCGTACATCACCCATAGAACCAACTTCACCTTCAGCAAGGCTAGCAGCGGCAGCATACTTGTATGCAGGGATGTAAGCAAACTCTTCAGCATTACCAGTGCCACGAGTCAAGTTATCAAGGTCATACTTGATTTCTGGACCAATAACAGCGTAGAACGCTTTGTTAACTGTACGAGTGTCAACCTTAGTATCGCCAGTAACGACAGTAGTGTTCTTCTCAGCACGGTTACGAACCAAACGGCGAGTGATCTTGCGGATCATGTCGTAAGAGATCATAGAGTCTTTGTCATCAGAACCATCAACTGCAGTGGTGTCTTGACCAACTTCTGCGATAGCTGTAGCTGAACCAACATACTGGATGGTGGTAGTAGACAACAAATCTAGCTGGGTAAGGTCTTCTGCTCGCATGTTAGCCAAGTGGCCAAGTTCTTCACGATACTGAATCTGAACCATGTCTTCAGAGAACATGTCAACTTCATCAGTGTAATCAAGCATTTCACCATAACGGGAAAAGTTGGTTTCGATGGTAACTTTCTTGATGCTTACCTTGTTAGCTGGGCCTGAACCTTCAGCCAAAGTAGGCATACCAGCAGAAACATCAGTGATGTTACGTGCAGTAATATAACCCTTAGCAGCGAACTCAGAGTTAGTACCACCAACTTGACCGGCTGGATCTAACTGACGATCATAGATGTGTAACCACTTACTTACCTTAAACGTCTTACCCATTTTAAGAGGCATAGAACGACGGTCAGCAAACTGGCCATAGATGTTAACAACGTTAGCAGCTTTTACACCGGCTTTGTCGTAATAATGTGTAACTGTGTTGGCACCAGCAGTAGCTGTGGTAGTGCCATTTCCATAGACGTTAGTCGCCATGAGAATTTCCTTTTAGTAAAGTTTAGTTTTTAGCTAGTACACCTGCGTACCAAGCATCAAATTTTTCATCATTGTCATCGTTTAAATAATCGACAACACCTTTCTTACCTGCAATTGACGCAGTAGGACTCGCAGCTCTCTTGCCTTGAGCTTCTGATGATTCTTTACCAAATTTCGTTTCTGCCTCTTGTGCGCCTTTATTTAAGTTGTCTACTTTGTCCTGGTTTGCACCAGCTTCGACTGACTTTTGATACTCGGCACCTGCAAGAAGGTAGTAATCTAAACTAGACTTAGAATTTCCATCTAACATTTGTAACTTTGCTGCTTCAGGAGCTACTTTAGCGTAGACACCTGATTTTATATCGTGATGCAGTCCCGTGATAATACCAGGGTTGGCTGCAATCGTTTGTCTTGACCCAGCATCCCATTGACGGTCGATAACATCAACAGTCGTGGAGTACTCAGGATCAGACGATATTGTATTCTCAATTTCAGAAATTTCCAACTCTAAATCTGATTTGCCGTAACTTTTTGACTGATACGGTTCAACTTCATCGTCGAAACTTAAATCACTGAGATCGATATCTCTGTCATTAGCTAGTTTTTTAATTGCACTTTTGTCACCTTTAAGGACATCCAGTGCTAAGTCAAACTGCTCTTGACTGATACTTTCTTCTTCTAACGCAGAGATCATCTTCCGATAGGGAGCCATCTTCTGCATTTTCTGGGTGTAGTCCATAGCCTTACCGAACACACCTTCAAACTGGTCCATGATCTCTGCATCAGAGAACTCGAAGTCTTGACCGTTTGCTTTAAACTTTCGCTTAACTACTTCAGCTGCAGTTTCTGCTTCTTCACCTTCTGCTGCTGGTGTTTCTTCTTCTTCACCTTCAACAGGCTCTTCAGTAGGTTCCTCAGTAGGCTCTTCAACAGCAGCTACCTCTTCTACTTCTTCAGCTTCTACAGGTGCAGCTTCAGCTTCAATACCGCTGTCTAATGACTCTCTGCTTAACAACTCTGCTGCGTCTTCGTTACCTTCTTCACGACGAATTGCAGCAATAGCGTCAACCGGATCTATGTCATTACCAA